CTGATCCAACAAAAGACTTATCTTTCGTTCTTAGGGAAGCCCGACTTCAAGATACGAAGAATCGTCAAAATAGTGTTGAGAATACGAATCTAGCATTGGCTACTTGGTGGGAAGAAAGACAAAAGCGAGTGATAAGAGAAGCTGAAGAAGCGTATGCTTGGGCAATCGAAAATGGTATTGCAAAAGAACAAGCAAGAGTAGTTCTTCCAGAAGGATTAACTGTTTCTCGTTTATACATGAATGGTACATTGCGTAGCTGGATTCATTTTATCGAACTCCGATCTGCAAATGGTACACAAAAGGAACATCAAGAAGTCGCACGACAATGTGCAAAAGTTATTGCTGAGGTATTTCCTTTGGCAAATGAATTAGTAAAACTATAATAATATTGGGGCAAGTATGGAAATTGTGCATGGCATAAAGGTTGACTACAACCGAGATAGTTTGTTTGACGAATTAGGTAGAATTAGATTAAAAGAAAGTTACATGAAGGATGACGAGGTTAGTCCTCAAGAAAGGTTTGCTTATGTTTCGAGTGTTTTTGGAAGTAATCCTGACCATGCTCAGCGTTTGTATAATTACTCCTCTAATCATTGGCTCAGCTATTCTACTCCAATTCTTTCTTTTGGTCGTAGTAAGCGTGGGTTACCCATTAGTTGCTTTCTTAACTACATTGAAGATACTGCGGAGGGACTAGTTGATAATCTATCAGAAACTAATTGGCTTTCTATGCTTGGGGGTGGTGTTGGCATCGGTTTTGGTATTCGTTCAGCAGACGATAAATCTACTGGTGTCATGCCTCACCTCAAAATGTATGACGCAAGTTCATTGGCATATCGCCAAGGTCGTACTCGCAGGGGCAGTTATGCTGCTTACCTGTCTATTGATCATCCAGACATTATAAATTTCTTAGAGATGCGCAAGCCGACAGGCGATCAAAACATGCGTACTCTAAACATGCACCATGGTATTAACATTCCTGATGCATTTATGGAAATCATTGAGCAGTGTATGATTGATCCAGAGTTTGATGACTCTTGGAAATTAGTGGATCCTGCTTCCAATGAAGTTCGTGAAACAGTATCCGCAAAAGAATTATGGCAACGGATCCTTGAGATGCGTATGATGACAGGTGAACCATACCTACATTTTATTGACGAATCAAATCGTCAAATGCCACAATGGTTAAAGGATCTTGGACTAAAGATTAATCAATCAAACCTTTGCTCTGAGATTATTCTACCAACAAATGAGAAACGAACAGCAGTATGTTGTTTATCATCTTTGAATTTGGAGTATTATGATGAATGGAAAGACGAACCGAATTTCCTCCGTGATGTTGCTGAAATGCTTGACAATGTTCTGCAGTATTTTATTGATCATGCTCCTTCCTCAATTAAGCGTGCAAAGTACTCAGCAACTCGTGAAAGAAGTATCGGCATTGGTGCGCTAGGTTGGCATGCATATCTACAGAAGAATAATCTTCCATGGGAATCATCATTGGCAGTTGGTAAAAATAAACAAATCTTTAAAACAATAAGAGAGAAATTAGATGTTGCGAATAAAGAACTGGGATTGGAGAGAGGTGAAGCACCTGATGCAGTGGGTACTGGGAATCGCTTTAGTCATCTTATGGCTATTGCTCCCAATGCTTCTTCTTCCATTCTTATGGGCAATACTAGTCCTAGCATTGAACCTTATCGTGCCAATGCTTATCGTCAAGATACTCTTTCGGGTTCTCACCTAAACAAGAATAGGTATCTAGATGAAATCATCCAAAAAGAATCAGCCAATCATAAAGAGGGTTGGGCAGACGAAGTGTGGTCTAGCATCATTGCGAACGATGGTTCAGTTCAGCACTTGGATTGGATGGAAGACTGGACAAAAGATGTTTTCAAGACTTCTATGGAAATCGACCAGCGTTGGGTCGTTCAACACGCTGCCGACAGGCAACAATATATCGATCAAGCACAATCGTTGAATGTATTCTTTAGACCAGATAGTCATATCAAGTACATCCACGCTGTTCACTTCCAAGCATGGAAGTCTGGATTGAAGACTATGTACTACTGCCGTAGTGATAAGATTGCTAAAGCAGACAAGGTATCAAAACGAATTGAACGAGACATTATTAAGGAAATTGACTTGACAGCATTGACCACAGATGATGGTGCGTGCATGGCTTGTGAGGGATAAGATGATAACTAAAACAAAATCAAGACTAACAGATCAAAGAACATACTTCAAACCATTCAACTATCCATGGGCATATGATGCTTGGTTGAAACATGAACAAGCACATTGGCTCCATTCAGAAGTGCCAATGGCAGAAGATGTTAAAGATTGGAAGAAGAAACTAACTGCTGAGGAAAAACTATTCCTCACAAACATCTTTAGATTCTTCACTCAAGGAGACATTGATGTGGCTGGTGGTTATGTTAATAATTATCTACCGTATTTCCCACAACCTGAAGTAAGAATGATGTTGATGGGTTTTGCAGCAAGAGAAGCATTACATATTGCTGCTTACTCACATTTAATTGAAACTCTTGGTATGCCAGAATCTACATACAATGAGTTTCTTGAATATCAAGAGATGAGAGATAAACATGACTATGTACTTGACCTTTCTAGTCGCAATGGTACTATCGCTAGTACTGCTGAGCATATTGCTGTTTTCAGTGCCTTTACTGAAGGTATGCAGTTGTTTAGTTCTTTTATCATGTTGCTTAATTTTCCTCGTCATGGTATGATGAAGGGTATGGGTCAAATTGTTACTTGGTCTATTGCTGATGAAACAATTCATGCGGAGTCAATGATTAAATTGTTCCGTGAGTATATCAAAGAAAATCCTGAGATCTGGAATGATGAACTAAAGGGTAAGATATACACAATTGCTGAGAAGATGGTAGAGTTAGAAGATAAGTTTATTGATCTTTGCTACCAAGGTGCAGACATGCGTGAGTTATCTGCAGCAGATGTTAAACAGTACATTCGTTACATTGCAGATCGTCGTCTAATCTCTCTTGGCATGAAAGGTATCTTTAAAGTTAAAAAGAATCCACTACCATGGGTTGAAGAAATGATCAACGCACCAGTACACGGAAACTTCTTTGAGAATCGTGTTACTGATTATGCAAAGGGTGCATTGTCTGGCACATGGGGTGATGTTTGGGGGAAAGCATAAAATGATTTCTGGGTGGTTTACTCCAAGTAATTTTGATATTCTAGAAAGCAGATTACCAAATGATTTATTTTTGCAATTGAAACAGGAATGTATCGAGGCTGAGAAAACTAGATACAACGATGGATCCTTAGTAGAAATGGCATCAGGATTATCTGGTACAGGAACTGCTAAACATTATCTTATTAAAAATAATGAAAATTTAAAAAAATATGTTTTAGGTTTATCTGAGTTGTATATACAGCAGAATACTGATTTTGTCAAAAAACATAAAACCAACTGCCATAAAACACAATCTATTGCACTTGATCCATGGATAAATGTGCAAGAGCGAGGTGAATATATACCAAGTCATGATCATGATGGAGTTTTATCATATAGTATCTGGATGACTATACCGTATAATATTGAGGAAGAACTAACCAATTCAAAATTTGCATCAACATTCCAATTTTCATATCTTTCTATAGTTGGTGACCAATTACATCATACTATTGCAGTTGATAAAAGCATGGAAGGAACTCTTATAATGTTCCCCGCAAATTTAAAACATTGTGTGTATCCATTTTATACAACAGAAAATCGTAGAATTTCTATTTCTGGAAATATAGCATTGGACGCATTAAAGGAAACCATTTAAAATGACAACTAAGATTTTTGAATGTAATGAATGTCAGGCAAGAGGTAAGATTATACTCAAGTCAGAAGAACGATTGGAAGACATCGTTTACTGCCCTATTTGTTCTGCCGATATTTACGAAGAAGACGACTACGACGAGGAAGAATAAATAGTAGTTTATACTACTGATTATTCTAATGTGGCTTTATAATAACGAAATTATTGAGGAACTACCTGATGATTGTGTTGGCTTTGTTTATTTAATTACGAACAAAGCCAGTAGTCGTATGTATGTTGGTAAGAAGTTATCTAAGTTTGCCAAGACTACATACAAGATGGTGAAACAGAAAAACGGAACTAAGAAACGCAAAAAGATCCGTAGCAAAATAGACTCTGATTGGATGGAGTACTATGGTTCGAGTATAGAACTAAATAAAGATGTAGAGTCTCTCGGAAAGGACAACTTCCTTCGTGAGATTCTTTTCTTTTGTAAATCCAAAGCTGAATGTTCTTACATAGAAGCACGAGAACAGTTTGCACGAAAGGTGTTGGAGTCAGACGACTACTACAATGGACAGATTTCTGTCCGAGTCCATGGCTCTCATATTAAAAACAAACTATGACATATTTACTTTTTACAGTTGCACTTTCTTTGTCGGCTCTAGCTGCATATTACGCAGTGATGGGTCTCATCGCAATTTTTGCTGCAGCTGTTGTACCGATTGCTCTTATGGGTTCTTTGCTTGAAGCATCGAAACTCGTAGTTGCATCATGGCTCTATCGAAACTGGAAAGAAATTCCAAAATTGATGAAGTCATACTTTGTAGTTGCCTTGGTAGTGTTAATGTTATTAACATCTATGGGCATTTTCGGATTCTTATCAAAGGCACACTTGGATCAGGCAATTCCTACGGGAGATGTTCAGTCTAAGTTAGCATTACTTGATGAGAAGATTAAAACAGAAAAGGAAAATATCAATGCAAATCGTAAAGAACTTTCTCAACTCGATGCTCAAGTTGATCAAACCATCGCAAGAACAGACGACACCAAAGGAACAGAGCGAGCCATTACCGTCCGTAGAGCCCAGCAAAAAGACAGAGCCAGAATCCTCAACGAAATCGGTACAGCGCAAGCCAAGATCGCCAAGTACAACGAAGAGCGTGCGCCAATCGCCAGCGAAGTCAGGAAAGTCGAAGCAGAAGTTGGACCAATAAAATACATTGCTGCATTGATATATGGTGACGAAAGTGCGAATGACACAACCATGCTTGAGAAAGCAGTTCGCATCGTCACCATTCTCATTGTTATTGTATTTGATCCATTGGCAGTTTTATTATTAATCGCTGCAAACTGGAATCTTAAACATACTGGTGGAAGGAAGTGGAATGACTTCTTTCAAAAACCACCTGTTGAAGACTTTCCAGAAAAAGTAGAAATTAGACTTAATGACGAAATAAAAATCAATGAACCGAGCACAACTCCTGTGTTTGATCATATGACAGAACATCTTTCCAAAGAACAACCAGAAACAACTGTTGTTCCAGAAGAAATTAAAAAAGAAGTTAATGACTTGTTGGAGTCTGAAATTCCAGAAATTGAAGTAGACGAACCAACTAAGGATTGGGAACCAGAACTATATAATCGAAAACAAGTTGGTCGATATATGGAAGAAACTGGTCAACAACCCTCGAAAGCACAATCATTCTTGAACAAAGTCCAGAGTGTGTTTTCATCTCCAGGTGTAAAAACTATCGAAAAAGAAGTAGATGAGTTGCAAAAGAAGTAGTCGTATTTCCGACCAATAAATAAATATTCGTCGGATAACACACTACTCCTAAATAATTGTAGATGTGAGTTGCATTACTTAATGAATCTCTTATAACTATAATTACAAAAAGGTTTCAAAATGATCAAAAAGATCGCTACAGCGGTGCTTTTTATCATGGCTACATCACTTACAATGGCAGATCCCATTGTAACCGACTCGACAAGTAGAAGCACGACAGATTCAAATTCTAATTCTACAAGCACAACAACAGTAAAATCCCCTCCACCAACTGCAGTGGCTCCAGCAGTAACAGTCATCAACTCCGATGTTTGCGCAGTCGGTGTATCAGGTGCAGCACAAACTCAAATTCTAGGTATTAGTTTTGGTTCTACCATGACCGATACAAACTGCGAAAGACTTAAACTTGCTCGTGGTGTTTACGACATGGGTATGAAAGTTGCCGCAGTTGCCATTATGTGTCAAGATGAACGAGTATTCTCAGCAATGATGAATGCAGGAACTCCTTGTCCAGTCGATGGTAAGATCGGTGAATCTGCCAAGGAAATTTGGACAGCAGATCCTAAGAGACAACCTCAAAAAGTCAAGAGTAGAGAGTAATGCGTTACCTTGTAGTATTTCTGCTAATGATTATTTTAGTGGCAATACTGCCGAAGGCACACGCACAAGTACAAATTCCAGGAACTAACTTAACTGTTACCACTGTTAATGGTGGTACTGGTAGTTTAGTATCAATTCCAATTCCTGGAGATTCTGGACTATCAATAACTGTTGGTCATGGTTCAGCTGCACTTCCACTTCAGAACATCAATAATATGACAGATTCCACTCTCATCCAACTTGGCGATGATGGGTGGAGAAATGTACCATTACCATTTCAATTCCCTTATTGGGGACAGGTATTTGATCAATCAACAATGTATAGCAATGGTGTTGTACAATTTGGTAGACCAGTTCCTGCAGGTGGCTGGCCAAATTGGAACAATTCTTTCTGTTGTCATGGAGCAAATCTAACAACCAACACGAATACTGGGCACAATTATTCAATTATGCCACTATGGACAGATTTGGTGGATTATTCTGGACAGACTACTTACTATCGTGGAACATCAAATTCTATGACTTATGGTTGGTACAACACAAGTCAATATGGACAAACAAATAATCTCAATACATTTGAACTGCAAATAAACAATACAGGTACATTTGATGTTCGTTATGGTGGAACATTTATTTCACCATCACAAGGTGTTACCATCGGTATGACTGGAGATTTATCTAAGGGTGAGTATGTCCAGTACTATAATGGACTGGGATTTCAAGGTCCAACTACAGGGTTTAGTTGGAGTGCTCTTAATGGTACTGGTGCTGTTGATCAATGTATTATCAATCCACTATCATCGCCATCTTGTTCAGGATACCAAGCAGCATATACGGTTCAACAGTGCGCAATTAGCTCGTTATTCGATCCAACATGTCCTGGATACCAAAATGCGTATTTTAACTATCAGTGTTCTTTAACTGCGCTTTATGATAGAAACTGTCCAGGTTATGCAAATGCTTATCATGATCAACAATGTTATGCAAATGCTCTTTATGCTACTGACTGCGCTGGCTATGCTTCAGCATATCTACAACAACAATGTACAGCAAATCCACTATATTCAACAACCTGCGATGGATACGCTGCAGCATACAAAGCACAACAATGCGCTTTAGATGGATTATACGATAGAACTTGTCCTAATTACTCTACCGCTTATGCTACAAGAATGTTACTTGAACAACAGAACATGGCATCAACTGTAGCAACAGCAGGTGTAATTGCTCAAACTGCACCATCAGTAACATCAACAACTTCATCTACTACATCTGCTTCTACAACAATTAGTACCGATGGTACAGTTTCTACTGGTGTTTCTAGAACAGGCGATACTAATGTGGATAGAGTGATTGCCACCCCAGTACCAACAACGAACTCTACTGCAGCACCTGCTGCTGCAGTTCAATTAGCTCCACCTCCACCTGCTCCACAACAACAAATGGCTCAGAATGAACCAAGAGGTGGCGGTAATAAACAAGAGGATAGAAAAGATGATGCTCCGAAAGGCACTGGAGGCAGTTCTCCGACACAGAATACTAATACTACTCAAGCGTCATCTGATAAACCAGCAGCACCAACTGCTCGACAAGCAATTCAAGAAAGAAGAGAAGCAGCAGCAAAAGCAGAAGCAGTAGAAAAAGGTAAAAATCTTGCTGGTGAAATGGGCAAAGCATCAGATTTAGAAGCACAGAAAGCAGTTCAGAATGTAGTTATCCAAGCAATGGGGTTCACTCCTGGATTTGATGCTTATAGCAGACAGATGATAGTTCAACAACAATTCTATAAACCATATCAAGTTTATGGAAATCAAAAGACAATTGATAATCGTGCCAATCTGAGAATGTTTGGTGGTACTGATAAACTTCACAATGAGATGGTGGAGAAGCAATATGAAAGTAAATAATGGATCCATTAACTTTATTTGCTCTCGCTAATGGTGCAGTATCAGCTATAAAGGCAGGGTGTAAACTTTACAAAGACATAAAGGGTGCAGCTGGTGATATAAAGGATGTACTCAAAGATCTAGATGAGCAGTTCCATGGTGCTTATGCCGCAAAAGGTAAAACACCACCACCAGCTGCAGTTAAACAATTAAATGAAGAGAAAGCAAGAGTAAAAGAATTAAACAAGAAAGATTCAGGTGATGTTTATTTTGAGTTGGGTCAACATCTTGGTGCTTTCTTTGATAATCAAGCGAAATGTATAGCAGTATTTGAGGCAGAAGAAAAAAGATCATATCAATTATACACTGGTGATGCTTCCGTAGGTAGTCGTGCTCTTCAAAGAGTATTGATGAAGAAAAAATTGGAGCAGATGGAAGTTGAGTTGCGTGAGATAATGGTATACCAAAGCCCACCAGAATTGGGTGCTCTTTGGACAGAAGTATTACAGCAGTCTAAAATATTAAACGCACGACAAGCAGTTGCATTAAAGAAACAAATTGAACTACAACATAAACACGATGTCCAACACGCTAGATTTATGAAAAAAGTCTATGTATGGACTTGGTGGATTGGCGGATTTATAGGAATATTATTATTTACTTTTGTTATAATGGTATTCGTTGCTCAAGATAGAATGAAGAAGTATCCTCAGTTGGGTTATGATTTATTCCCAAAAACTGAGAAACAAAGAAAAGAAGATGCACAACCTAAACATTACATAGGAAGATAAAGGAATTAAGATGTCAGAAGAAATAAAAGATGTCAATGCTAAGATTGACGAAGCAGAAGCAGCAGTAAAGAAGTACGCTAGTAAAGATACAGTTATTAGTATCGGTGGATATGAGTTCACTCCAGCCAAACTAATGATTGCTTTCACTATCGTTTCTTCTACACTGGGTGGTCTTTATGGTTGCTTTGAAGTTTATAAAGACTATCAGAGCATGAAAGATAAAATCGCCAAGTATGTGACTCCAGATTTAACAGAAGTTTATAAGAAACTTGCTGTTATTGAAGAGAACAGCCAAAAGACTAGCGACTATACTCGTGATATCAAGAACGACTTAAAGAACGATATTCGTCGTCTAGAGGGAGTTGTTGAGACTGTAGAGCGTAGTTCTAAACAGAGCCAACGAGAAACTGAGCAAGAAGTTAGAGCAGTTAGAAAAGAAGCTGAATCTTCTGCTAAAAACCTAGAGAAAGAAGTAGAACGCAAGATTCAAAGAGCGTTAGATAACCCTTTAGCTAAATAATTCATAATAATAACAATAAGTGGGTTGAAATGAAGAAATTTTTAGGTATATTTTTAGCATTATTCGCATCGCTATCATTAGCAAATCCGATTGATGCATCTTGTCCCCAACATGTAGTTTGGGGTGCTCCACAGGTAGCAGTTGAGGGTAATAACCAGTACCTATGTCGTACTGGTTATGCCGTTAATTACAACTATCAAACTAAAGTCGCTTACTGGGTAGCTGAAGTTATCAAACCAGAACTGCTAGTAACTAAGGCAGTCTCTCGTAAAGATGATTTCCGTGAAGATCCAGAAATCCCAGCACCATATCGTGTAACTCTAAAAGACTATGTCGGTTCAGGTTTGGATCGTGGTCACATGGCACCTGCAGCAAACTTCACTTACGATGCAGGAGTAATGAGTGAAAGTTTTTTGCTAACAAATATGATGCCACAAAGTCCAGGAAACAATCGTGGCATTTGGAAGTATCTAGAAGAGAACACGAGATTTTGGGCATCCAAATATGGGCACTTAAATATTATTACAGGTACGATTTTTGACGCTAACTCTCAGACTATGGGTAATGGTGTAAAAGTTCCATCTTTCGTTTATAAGATCGTTATTGATCCAAAACGAAATGCATCAATTGCATTCATGTTTCCGAATGCTAAGTTGGATCCAAAAGAAATAGAAAAATATGTTGTGTCAATCTCTGACATCGAAGCATATACTGGAATTAACTTCTCACCGATGATTCCAGCAAACTTGAAATCATTAGAAACAAACAAAGGCAACTATAAGGATTGGTAATATGGCACTCATAGATTCAGTATTAAATTTAGTAACTAAACAACCAAAAGATCCAGACGCACCAAAGCATCCAGTGGGTTCTCGTTCAGAGCGAGAAGCAAAAATCAAAGACAAAGCAGGTATGGTCATTTCTGTGTTTGCTTTGTTGCTCGCAGTGAACGCATATTTTGGTGGTTCATACTCTAGCACTATTCTTGGTAATACTATCAAGGCAGGTAGTGAATGGAGTTTCTATCAAGCAAAGAGCATTAAGAAAACTGCAGCAGAGTATGCATTGCATGATGCAGAAGTTCGTGGCGATAAGAAATATGCAGAACAATTAAAGAAAAAAATTGATCGTTACGAGAGTGAACCAAAAGACGGCATGAGAGATATTCGTGCTCGTGCTGAGAAATTAGAAGCGGAAAGAGACGCTGCAAAACTACGCAGTCCATGGATGAGTTATGCATCAACTGCATACCAGTTAGCAATTGTATTACTATCAGCATCTATTCTTGCTGTTAGTATGACTATGTTCTGGGCTAGTTTTGGTGTAGCAGGAATTGGTATTGTGTTAATGTCACAGGGCTTATGGCTCTGGTTCTAGGAGAAAAAGATGGCAGAAGAAGTTAAAAAAGACGAAGACTGGATGCAGAAGAAATGGCGTCCAGCCATGGGTTGGATGTACATGTTAGTCTGTATGATGGACATGGTTATATTTCCAATTTTATGGGCACTGATCCAAGTATTCACTAAACAACAAGTGACTCAATGGAATCCATTAACTCTGCAAGGCGCAGGATTGTTTCACCTAGCAATGGGTGCAGTTCTTGGTATTGCAGCATTCGGTAGAACACAAGAAAAGGTAGCAGGAGCAGCAGCAAATGCACCAACACCAAGCATGCCAACAACACCTAGCGTACCTGCGCCAGTCGCAATGGCACCAAGACCAATGCCAATGGCTCCACCTCCAGCCCCATCGATGGACTTACTACCCGATGATCCTCCAACAAGGAACACTCGAAACGACTAGATAACCCCACAACCTGTAGGGTTATTAACCCTCCTAAACCCCTGTATCTACAGGGGTTTTTTATTGCCAAAAAGTGCTTGTCTTTAATTGCAATATACTGTATAATAGGTGTATGAAAAATGAAAATGTGATTAAAAAGTTAGGTGCAATAAGTGGTTGGGTTGGAATGATACTGATTCATGGTGCGACTCTCCCAACAACACTTGGTGTGATTATGGGTTATTCAGACAGGGTTCCACCAGTAAGCATGGTGATTCTGGTCTGGTCTGGTTTGATGTTGTTCTTGTTTAGGGCAATCGTGCAAAAAGATACGCTGTATATCGTATCAAATGCAGTCGGTTTCTTCTTTAACAGTATCTTGTTGGCTTTGATAGTTTTTAAATAAGGATTGATTATGAAATATCGTGTGATTGTGAATGGCGTATCTTTTTATACGACTGGTGCAGCCATTAAGCGTGGAGTCGGTGATTCTGTTGGGGTGAATGCAGCAGTGCGTCAGTTGTTTGAATGCATGTTTAATGCAGTGGGTGTTTCGTCAACGATGACAGTGTATGACCACAAGATGAATCGTATTTCTTACAATGTTCAAATTTCAAAGGTATAATTATGAGTAAAATGGCTGAATTAGCAATGGAAATTGATGACTTAATTGAACAAGGTATGTCCGTTAAGTTTATCGCAATTAAACTTAACATTCCAATTCAAATGGTTCAAGACGCATTTGAACAGCGTGAAAATTTAGAACTTGAAAAACAATACGAATACTTGTCGTATGCCGATGAAGTGGCAAACGATGATGCTCAATATTATGGAGAACAATAATGATTAGAATGACTTATAAAGAAGCACAAGCACTGACTTCAATGTTTGACAAAAGCCATGGATCATTCTTTGATCGTGGTTCAGCTGACTCTTACTACCATCGTGCTCGTGACCCACATCGTGGTGGAGTTGGTGGTGGATCTGGTCCAAGAATAGAAGCAACTGAACCAGATGAATTGGAAGCATACCATGCTGGTTACGATTACAATGAGCAATACGGTGATAAGAAAGATTGGGGTTGATTATGAATGATGAATTGAGAGCATTGGTAGTTAAAGCAGGTGCTCCAGCACCACTGCTGAATGAACTGTGGTTTAGTATTTTCTGTCAGCAATTTGCAAATGTGCTGTTGACTGAAGCTGAAAAAGAAGTTTTTGGAGAAAAATGTGAATAAATTTGCAGTGAATAGAATGAAGTCGGCACGACAGGAAGAAATAATGCTTATCTGTCAAGAAGAATGTGCTGAAGTTGCGCAAGCGATAAGTAAGGTGTTCCGATTCGGAGTTGATGGTGAGCACAATGGTGCTACCAATCGTGAACGACTCGAAGAAGAAATTGGTGATTTACTTTGCATGATTGAGATGCTAACAGAAGAAGAAATCATCGATGCAGGTGCAGTTGCAAGAGCAGCACAAGCCAAACGAATAAAGTTAGCCAAGTGGTCAAACATTAAGGAAATGGTATGATTCAAATAGAAAACCTGACTGAGTATCAAGTTGAGATGCTTGATCATATGTGGACTTTAGATTCTATGGAAGAATACGAAGAATGGTATGATCTATTAGATGAGGAAGACCAGCAACTTGCAGATAGCCTGCAACAAATGATTATTCTCGCAGAGATGGATAATGTAATGGGCAACTGCAACGATGCAAAAGAAGTACTAAAGAAATTTGCCTTGTAAGGAAAGATCGTGTATAATAGAACAATGAAACCTAGAAATCCAATAGCAAAGGATTTACGCACTCCAAAATATCGCATGCGAAAAGTGGAGAGCAAGGTTCAGTACATTCGTCAACCTAAGCACAGAAAGGCAACAGATGAACTATGAGTATGAATTAGTTCGGGAAGGTTTGCGCAGGGTAATTACTGTTAAGTCACATCCATGGGATTTAGTGGAGTTTTCAATCAAGCAAACTTCACATAAAGAAGATGGAAAGATTTTAACAGACCATGGGCATACTACATTTTATGATACCAAAGAATTCATAACATTTTTTGGTCCAATTATTGAAGATTTGAAAAGGGAAATTGACAATGCAAACAGTGTTCAAAACGGATAAAGAGTTTGACGAATTTAAAACATGGACTCTTGGAGTACTACACGATGAAAACATCAAAGACTTGTGCGTTACTTTTACCAAAAAAGATGGTACAAATAGAGATATGCGATGCACTCTCGTTGAAGGACGAATTCCAACAGACAAGCACCCAAAAACAGAAGGGGCAAGTAGCAAGGATTCTGGTTCCGCAGTCCGAGTATTTGATACAGAAAAGCAAGAATGGAGATCCTTCCGATGGGACTCCGTAACTAAAGTGAGTTTTAATCTATGAAAATTTTATTCGTATTTATAGTAATATTGGTGTTGTTGGTTATATTCCCAATAGCAACTATTTGGTCACTGAATACATTATTCCCTGCATTGGCAATCCCAGTTACACTTGAAACATGGATGGCAACAGTCATTCTTGGTGGTGTAGTTGGTGGAACTAATGGAGTATCATTTGGAGGTAAGAAATGAATTACGCATTAACACCTGAACAGAAGAAAACTTTACAAGATGCAATTCAAGAGATTAGCAACTCAATGATTCGTACTGAGGCAGAACGAGATCTAATTCGTGAGATCGTTAAAGAACAGTCTGATACATTGCAAATTCCCAAGAAAGTTATTTCCAAGATTGCAAAGACATATCACAAACAGAATCTCGCCCAAGAGGTTGCAGACCACGAGGACTTCGTGGAACTATACGAGAAAATTACTTCAAAATAGTGCTTGTCTTTAATTGCGAATTGCGGTATAATAGATATTATATTATGGAGGTTACAAACCTATGGCTGTGAATACTGCAAAGCGTCGTGCAAAGAATCAATCAATTCTGTTGTCACAAAAGAAGTTCGAACCAACACTCGACCAACTGGACTTTACGACCAGTCTGAGTCGTGCGTTGACATACTACTCTGTCAACACTGGTGCGAAAGAACAGAAGATGTTTACAATTGATTTCTTCACAAAGAAGGAACTAAAAATTGCTAAACAACTCAAGAAACTCCCTGACTACAAATTTACAACATTTGGTTCACTATGTCGTCTCATGTCAAATGAGCAGACAGACTTGAAACAACTGAGTAATATTAGTCCATTCTACACTAACAAGTTGAAAGAATTGTTAGAGGATGCTAAGAAAATTGTTGAACAGGTTGAAGTAGAAAAACTACCAACTAATGTCATCTCCATTCAACAGCGAATGGAAGAGAAAGCACATGACCTTGCTGGAGAAATAGATGGAGCAATAGATGAATTCACTCAAACGAAAAAGTCTGACTTCTCGACAAAGAACTATCTACTATCAAATGAAGTGGCAGCACCAATTGCAAAGCGAATCGGAGAGTTCTATGTTGGACAGTTGGAAGAAATTCGTGAAGCCATCCAAGGTGATGACGAACAACTCATCGAAGGATATTCCAACTTCACCAAACGAGAATTAAAGAAGTTTGCTGAGTTCTTGGAAGGTATTATTGCTGATTGTAGTCAGCAAGTACAGACTGCCAAAGCGAATCGTGCTCCACGAAAGCGTAAAGCACAACCACCAAGTAAAGTGGTTGCCAAGATGAAGTACATGAAAGAATTTGCTGATTTGAATCTCAAGTCAATTAAACCAGAGACGATTGTTGGATCGTCTGAAGTATGGGTATACAACACGAAGTATCGTAAGGTAACTGTTTACAAAGCAATCAATGATGTGCTCACAGTTAAGGGTACTACAATTATCGGATTCGATGTGAAAGAATCCAAAACACAGATGTTGCGTAAGCCAGATGTATTCTTTAAAGGATTAACATTGGGCAAGCGACCATTGAATGGTGCAATGAAACCATTAACCACTACGGTAACTGTACCGAATGGTCGTGTCAATGAAGAATGTATTTTGCTGGGAGCATTTTAATATGATATTAGTTGATTATAGTCAGGTGGCACTTGCAGCCATCCTTACTTTCCAGCGTGAGTTGAAAGGTAGTGAAGCAGAGGTGAAGAATCTTATTCGTCATGTGACTCTGTCCACATTGAAGTCATACAAGAAGAAGTATGGTAAAGATTACGGAGAGTTAGTCATCTGTTGCGATGGTCGTAAGTACTGGCGTAAGGAATACTTTGAGTTCTACAAAGGTATGCGTAAGAGCAATCGAGATAAATCAGATCTGGATTGGACTCTGATCTTTGACACACTATCAGAAATGCGTACTGACCTTGCAACACACTTTCCTTATCGTGTATTGCATGTGGATCGTGCAGAAGCAGACGACATCATTGCAGTGATGGTAAAGTATTTACAAGAGAATCTTCTAGTACAAGAAGGACTTGTTGAAGATCCACAGAAGGTATTGATTCTGTCCTCTGATAAAGACTTCAAGCAGTTACAGTTGTTCAACAATGTGAAGCAATGGTCTCCGATGCAGAAGAAATATATCACTGCAACGCATAAGGAAATTATTGAGCATAAGATCGAGCATATCGTTAAGGGTGATACTGGTGATGGAGTGCCAAACATTCTTAGTAAAGACGATGTATTCATGAAGGGTGAACGACAAAAGCCAATGAGTGCTAAACGACTACAAGAGTTCTTTGATAATGGATTCATTGCATGCAAAACTGATGAAGAACGACGCAATTGGCAACGCAATAGTGTACTGGTTGACTTTGATCATATCCCACCAGATGTTTCTGAGGACATTATCAAAGCATACATAAATACACAACCGAGTGGTGATAAGATGACTATCATGAATTATTTGATTGAGCATCGTTGCCGTTTACTATTAGACGAACTAGAGGATTTTTAATGAAACAATATGTGACCGAAATACTTAAAGAAATCAATGACGATCCTAAGACACTTGAGAAACACAAAGATGAATTTCTACTAAAGGTATTGTTTGCTCACAACTTCTTACCATCACACAAGATGCTATTACCAGAAGGTGAGCCACCATTTAAACCTGCTGATCAACCAGTTGGAATGTGTGACACAAACTTGTTTCTGGAAGCAAAGAAGATGTATGTCTTCATGCGTCAAGACTTGAAGCCAATCAAACGAGAAGGATTGTTTATTGGTCTGTTGGAAGGTATCCATCCTACTGAGGCTGCAATTCTTATTGCAGTTAAAGACCAGAAGTTGCAGAAGATGTATCCAAAGATTACATGGAAACTTGTATCTGATGCTGGAATCATTCCTGCAATTGCTCAATGGAAAGAGAAACTTGCAACAAAATAATGCTTGACATGCAACATGGTTTGTAGTATAATAGATTAACTGAAACATATTATGAATGGAGTGAACTATGCCGAATTGGTGTTATAACAGTGCCACAGTGCACCACGATAGTAAAGAAGTGATTGATGGTCTTGAGCAAGAGTTGCTTAAAGAAGATGCTCAACCATTTAATTATTTGAGACCTAATCCTGCTGGTGAGTGGGATTATGCTTGGTCTTGTGAGAACTGGGGTTGTAAGTGGGATGTTTCCATGATGGATTGGGAACGAGAAGACGACAACACTATTGTTATGCACTTTGATTCTGCATGGTCACCTCCAGTGACACTCTATGAATACTTGGAAACAGAAGGTTGGTCTGTTCGTGCAATGTATCATGAACCTGGAATGGGATTCGCTGGTCGTTTTGAAGATGGTTGTGATGACTACTACGAAATGGATTGGACAGATCGTGCTTCGATTGAAGAATTACCTGAGGACATTCTTGACTTTACCAATGCTCTTGAAGATCTAGAACGATACGAAGAAGAGCAGTTTGAAGAAGAACTAAACGATTTAGAACGCACTGATTGGTTCGGTGTTGCAACTAATCCAGACAAAGTTGGTCGCTATGAAGTAACAACTACGCAGTACTTCGAACCACAGTATTGTAATTGGGATGGTACGACTTGGAGTCGCTGGGAAGGTGACGAAGTTGAAGTGGTTAAGTGGCGAGGTCTTGCAGAAGAGTACTGGGATGCAGCTGCAGCATTAGATAAGATCATCGAGGATTCGAAAGCATAAAGTGAAAGCACTTGCTATATTATGTTTGGCTGTATGCACCAATGCTTACGCAGATGTTTCGTTTGGAACTGGTGAAGACAGAGACTGTAATATAGCCAGAGCATCTGCTATTAGCGATGCACTTGAGCAGTATGCTGTTAAAGAATTTGAAGTAAAGAAGCAGTATGTTTGTAAGGAAAGAAATGCTGAGGGGATTGAATGTCAGTACATAAAAAAGACTGAGATTGAATCTGCTGGTACTCTGCGGAAAGTTCTTAATGAAACAGTTAAGGACAGACGAGATAGTTGTGTTGTCGAAGTAAAGATTGAAGTTGAACAAGGTCGTCAATTGGCAGGAGATATACTCAATGCTCAAGAGATCGCCCTTGATGGTAAACTCTATCGATTCGATGTCATAACTAAAGAGCCATTGTATGTTTACTTGTTCAGTGTTTATGGTGACAAGATGCATCTGATGTATCCTTACGATGGAATTAAGAGCAATCTTATTGATGGTAGGCTGACATTACCTAGAGGATGGAATGCAGTTGTCCCCGATGGTATCAATGAAAGTAAAGAAACATTGATGGCAGTTTTCACCAAACATAAGATTACTTTTAGAAGCAGTATGACGAGAGATGAGATTTATCGACAGATATCGTCAGTGCCGATTTATTCTAGGCGAGTAGTTTATCACAATTTTGTAATTAGGAGAATTTGAAATGAAATATATTATGACATGCACCCTTGCATCTTTGATAGTCTTATCTGGTTGTTCAACCTTCAAGGCAGATCCCAACAAAACAGTTGAGGTTCCAGCCAATAAAATAGACAATATCCCCCAGTGGTATCTTGCAAAAGATCCCGATGACAATAAGTTCATCGTGGTTACTGCCACAGACACTTCAAAAGATATGCAGTTTGCAATTGACAAGGCAACTATCAATGCTAAGATTCAGATCGCTGAACGACTGAAGACAGATGTAAATTCTGTTACTCGTGAGTCTACTCTTGAGAGTGGACAAACAGTTGAACGAGAAATTGATCGTGTATCAAAGGTTCAAGTGAAACAAGCGATTGGATTCTTCAAACGAGAGAATGTTGCTGTCTTCAAAGAGGGTGATGTGTATCGTGCATATGTGCAGTTTAAGATTGCAACAGAAGATGCACAACGACTAACTCGACCAGCAAATAATGGCAGGACTCGTGATGATCGATTTAAGAATCTTGATGAAGAGCCAGCACCAGTAGTTTCTGCAGTGCAACCAAGAGGTATTGAATTGTTACCAGTCGAAAACGAAGAATATAAAAAGCGTCGTGAAGAAGCACTACAGAAACCTGGAGCAGTTGTTGGACAAACAACAATACGATGAAACAAAAATGGGTTGATGCTTTCATGGACACTGCGGAGAGATTCGCCCAGTTGTCCAGTGCAGTTAGATTGCAGGTCGGTGCGGTTGTCGTGAAAGACAATCGGATCATCTCTATTGGATATAATGGAATGCCCTCTGGTTGGACAAACGAATGTGAGAACATCGTGCAACATTCAGATGACACAGTAACTACAGTAACGAAAGATGAGGTTATTCATGCTGAAGCAAACGCAATTATCAAATTGGCTCGTGATGGTGAATCAGGCAATGGCTCCAGTTTATTCTGCACTCATGCTCCTTGTATTCATTGCGCTAAGTTGATACATGGAGCAGGTATAAATACAGTGTACTACCGAAACTCTTATCGTGATGAATTCGGAATAGATTTTTTAAACAAATGTAAAATTGAGGTGAATAAAGTATGAGTGAAGAGCAACAAAAAGCAACTGGAGAAACTAATTACCTAGTTAATGCAGGTATAACTGCACTGTTTCCTACACCACTAATTACTGGAGAGTTGGAAGACACATCCATTTGTGATAAGTTAGAAAAACGAATCTTGGAAATGCGAGATAATAAACAAGGTAATTTTGAAGCAGGTAATTTTGTTACAAGCGATGACTTACACAGTCCAGAAATGGGAGAGCCTTTTATTGAATTTGGTAAGATTGTTCTTGCTGAGACTCAAAACTTTTTAGATTTTCTCGGTGTTAAAAGAGATGCACACTACATCAGTGGTATGTGGGCAAATGTAACTAATCCAAATCACAGACATCCAGTGCACCTGCACCCAAATAGTCTTGTGTCTGGTTTATTGTATGTTAAAACACCAGAGAAATGTGGTTCAACTGCATTTGTCGATCCCAGACCAGCTGCAAGAGTTTTTGAACCATCCTATGATCGTATGTTTGAATTCAATGCTGGATTGTTTAGATTCCCACCAAAGCGAGGCACATTGTTGATGTGGCCAAGCTGGATGTACCATGGTGTGGACAAAGGATTTACTGAAGATGAAACCGCAGATAGAATTAGCATAGCATTTAATGTTATGATTCTTGGAAAAATTGATACACCTACAGCTAGATTGGAATTAAATTAATGGCACATAATATTGAAATGCAAAAGGGTCATACCCGAATCATTGGAAACAACTTTCCTAAATGGATTAGACAAGACCAGCATCCTGCTGCAGTTCCTGGAAAAGACGAACCAGAAATGGCATCATTCTTAACACCTGGAAAGTGGAAGATCGTTTACTTCTATCCAAAAGACTTCACATTTGTATGTCCAACTGAAATCGTAGACTTTGACAATCTTGTACCAGAGTTTGAGAAGTTAAACGCAGTAGTGTTTGGTGTTTCACCAGACAACGAATATGTTAAATTAGCGTGGAAGAAATCCAATCCACTATTGACTAATCTAAAACATACTCTAATTGCAGACGCAAATAATGAATTGGCATTTGACATGGGCATCATTGATGAAGATGGTGTTCCGTTCAGAGCGACATATATTGTTGATCCAGATGAAACTATTCAACATGTCAGTATGAATAATGGATCTGTTGGTAGAAATGCAGCAGAAATTTTACGAATTCTGGATGCATGTCAACAAGGTGATAAGGGGATGCTCTGTCCTGCAGCAAGAAAAGTTGGTGGTGAAACTATTTGAAAATAAATTCAAAATAGTTGACTTTAATTCAAATCTGAAGTAAAATCTTGTCTAAATAGATTACTGTCTGGAAGAAAACCCTACAAGTTGTAAGGTTATTCCAGACAGTGCTTGACAAATAATCAAAGGTGTAGTATAATTCAATCATGAAATCGAAAATCATATCCAAACCGATGCAGAGACATCTACCACTCTTAAGTGGCTGGACATGCTCACGCACATCAATTGGATATAATGCGTTTGAGATTGATAGTGGGGGTTTTGGAAAGTAGACTAGACAACAAGTCTGTTTCCCAAAGCCCTCTGAGATGAAAGTCCAGAGGGTTTTTTGTTTTATAGCCATCGTGCTAGTAACATTGTTCTTTTACAATTCGGGATTCTGTTGGGGATTGGTGTAGTGATAGCACAGGAGACTTTGACTCTCTTAGTACAAGTTTGATTCTTGTATCCCCTGCCAAACAAATGTACATTTGTACGAGGAAGTGTGCATCTGTTTGGGAGTATAACTTAATGGTAAAGTAGTAGGCTTTTAACCTATTAATCAGAGTTCAATTCTCTGTGCTCCTACCAATTTATGGTGTCGTTAGTTTAGTGGTAAAACTGCGGGTTGTGATTCCGCCATCATGAGTTCGATCCTCATACGATACCCCAATTTTTATGCCAAGATAGCTCATCAGGTAGAGCACTAGTTTGAAGCACTAGGTGTGGTTGGTTCGAGTCCAACTCTTGGTACCAAATTATTCCCGATTAGCTCAGCGGTAGAGCACTCGCTTGATAAGCGATAGGTCAGTGATTCGAATTCACTATTGGGAACCAAAGTTATGGAAGATGATGCAGCGGTGATGGTACTGCGACCAGCCTTGAAAACTGGGTCTCGAGAAATCGGGTGGGGTTCGACTCCTCCGTCTTCCGCCATATTATGTGCCTCGTTAACTCAGTGGTAGAGTGTCTCTTTTACACGGAGAAGGTCGGCAGTTCGAATCTGTCACGAGGTACCAAGTTATGCCCGATTGGTGAAATGGATGATCATACTGTGCTACGAACGCAGAGGTAGAGGTTCAATTCCTCTATTGGGTACCAAGATTTTCTGGGTGTAGGATAATGGTAGTCATCGAGTCTTGGAGTCTCGAAGCGCAAGTTCGATTCTTGCCACCCAGACCAGAGTTAGGAAGATGGGCAGGACGGTAATGCAGCAGTTTGCTAAACTGTAGATTCACGGAAGTGGGTCATAGGGTTCGATTCCCTAATCTTCCACCAGTATTGGGCTGGTAGCTTAATGGTAAAGCAGTGAACTCATAATTCATTGAGTCTGTGTTCAATTCACAGTCAGCCCACCAATACCTGATGCTGTGCAGGTTAAGGCGCAGCAGTCCTATCCCAAGGATCACTGACACTAGAATGTCAGACCGATGAGCATCGCAAGTCCTACCACGGATGCCGATGGACGATAAATTGGGAAGCAGTAGTTAGCAGTGGGAGGATTTTTAATCCGCAGTTTATACCCCGATGGACAAATTGGGAAAGTCGTCTCTCTCAAAAGGAGAAATGTTGTGAGTTCGAATCTCACTCGGGGTACCAAGATGTTGACTTGCAAGATTGCTTGCGGTATAATAGAGATATGCGAGTGTGGTGGAATGGTATACACATCAGACTTAAAATCTGACGCTTAATTGATTGAGGGTTCAAGTCCCTTCACTCGTACCAATACGGCATTAGTATAATGGATAATACAGTAGGCTTCTACCCTACGAATGTGGGTTCGATTCCTGCATGCCGTGCCAGAATTATGTAGGTGGAGCCAGTTGGACAGGCACTGGATTGCAAACCCATGGAAGTGAGTTCGATTCTCACCACCTACTCCAGATAACCTTACAATGTTGAGGGTTATTGAAATGAGATGTTGACTTATAATGATGTTTGCTGTATAATTATGTCTTAGTTGGTTAGGAATTCAAAAGTCCCTTCTAGGTCTTTGTTGCGAAACAAAGCATAGGGCACAGTGGTCTGAATGTTGCAACTCGCTTACATTCTCCCACTAGGTTGTTTCAAAACGCAAAGCACGCAGAAATGCAAAACGCTGAGCAGGAAACATTAAATGAGCTGGTCTCAGCCAAGAGTTTGGTGGTTCTCTAAAAACCACCACCATACTCGATTCGTCTATCGGTTAGGACAGTGGGTTTTCAGTCCATTAAGAGGAGTTCGACTCTCCTATCGAGTACCAGATTTAATTGCATTGGTTACCAAGCCAGTAGGTGATTCAGTTAGTGAGTAACCAGTTGACGGACTGGCACTTCTGAGTTACACGAAAGATGGAAACGAAGCCGAAAGGTGGATACGGTGGTCACGCTGGAACAACTTGGAATGTAATGTGTGCGACAGACAAGTCCATGGACGGCATGGTAGGGCAGGTTCAAAACTGTTTATTCTGTCAAACACCCAGTGTAATTAAATGTGGTATTAGTTTAGTGTTATCAAGGTATGTGGTCTGATCAATCACTACTCGACAGTAAGGGTGCGACCGACACTGTCTGATATAACTGTTATTCGCTTGTCAGTGCTAGCTACATTGTTGACAAATTGGCACGATAACACTAAACTAATATCATGGAGGTATTGTAGATATGGCGTGTTCTGCAGCGGACTGTAAATCCGTTCCCGTGTGGTAAACAATGTTGGTTCGACTCCAACTACCTCCACCAAGTTTTTAGGCTCGTTAGTATAATGGTCATTACAGCGGATTGTCTATCCGCTTATGGGAGTTCGATTCTCCCACGAGTCGCCAAGTTTTGTAAGTGTCAGCAAGAGAAAGACTCGCTAGGAAGATTCTTCGAAGGTCAACTTAGTGTAAAAGTAGATTCGGTTCGAATCCGACTAGGCTACGGAGCGTCTATGTCAAGTATCCAAAGTGACTTACCGATTCCCGCTCGAGCTTGTTAATTCGGGTGAATGGTTCCAATAATGTGGTGGAACAACTTACAAATTCAATGTTGTTGAGGAAATGAATATGGAAAAGATGTTAGGAAAGGTGTTCACTTCGGTGACACAAGATGGTAGCGAGATGGTGTTTGCGAACGAAACTGAGAGATTCAGATTCTTCCACTATCAAGATTGTTGCGAGTCAGTTCACATCGATGACATCGTTGGTGATTTGTCTGACTTAGTAGGTGAACCACTGTTGATGGCTGAAGAAGTATCTGGTGAAGCACCTGTGTTAGATGATTATCATGATGTGGTTGAGTGGACATTCTACAAGTTTGCCACTCGCAAAGGATATGTTGATGTGCGTTGGATGGGTGAGTCAAATGGCTACTACTCAACTAGCGTTGACATGGAACATGAGTTAGTATAAAGTTTATCGCAGAGTATGGAAGTGGTCATCCGTCTGGTCTCATAAGCCATGAAATCGCAGGTTCGAATCCTGCCTCTGCAACCAAGTTAGAAATGAATGCCCCGATGGTGGAATGGTAGACACGCTGGTCTTAGAAGCCAGTGTCGCAAGGCGTGAGAGTTCGAGTCTCTCTTGGGGCACCAAATTTAGGTGATGTAGCACAACGGTAGTGCATCTGCTTCATACGCAGGAGGTTAGTGGCTCGATTCCACTCATCACCACCATATTATTCCAGTGTAGCACAGCGGTAGTGCAGTTGACTGTTAATCAATTGGTCGTAGGTTCGATCCCTGCCACTGGAGCCAAGTTTCGGAGTATAGCGCAGTCTGGTAGCGCATCTGCTTTGGGAGCAGAGGGTCGTAGGTTCGAATCCTACTACTCCGACCATTTATAAGTAGTGGTGATATGAAACGCATGGCATTATTTTTGCATCATCCTGAATGCTCAGAAGACTGTGCATTTGCGATGGTACATTCGTTGTCGTCAGAGTATCAGGTAAGAATTTTCACTGAGAAGGAATTAGATGATGATAATTTCTTTGACAATCTTGATGTTATTGCTTTTCCTGGGGGTATTGGGGATAGCGACAGTTATCCTAATTTCTTCACTAGAACAAGAGCGAATCGAATCGCCAGATTCTTGGATGGTGGTGGTCACTATCTTGGCATCTGCATGGGTGCTTATTGGGCTGGAAGCAGGTATTTCGATATACTTACTGATGTTAGTCCAGTTCAGTACATAAGGCGACCAAATGCAACTGTTCGCAGAAGTTATGGAACAGTGGCAGAGATACAGTGGAATGGAATAAAAGAACAGATGTACTTCTATGATGGTTGTGCACTGATTGGAGACGAAAGTAAATTTAAGACTGTCGCACGATATGCCAATGGTGATCCAATGGCAATCATACAGGGAAGAATAGGATTGATAGGTTGCCATCCAGAAGCACCTTTGTATTGGTATGAGAAACCATGGCAATACATAAACAAACATTGGAATGATGGAAGACACCACACACTGTTATTAGATTTTGTAAATGAATTATGCTCTGTTAGTTAAATGGTAGAACATCGGTTTTGTAATCCGAGGATGGGAGTTCGATTCTCTCACGGAGCACCAACTATTACTGGAGAATGTCGTGTCACCAAAAGAAATATTAGAGAAAGCATACGGAAACATTCCCAAAGAAGTAGGAATGTATCATAATTGGGGTGTCCCAACATGGAGAGGTTTTAAGTATTACTGGTATAAGTTTACCAGAAAAGTAACAAGATAAGTTTCGGGGGATTGGTATAATTGGGAACACAGTAGCCTTGCAAGTTACAGTTAGCGGTTCGATTCCGCTATCCTCCACCAGTATGCCCACATAGCTCATTTGGTAGAGCAACGCACTAGTAATGCGTAGGTGGTCAGTTCGAATCCGACTGTGGGCACCAGATTAATTTTAGGAGAATTATATGAGTGATGGTGGCAAAGGTAGCAAAGCAAGACCATTCAGTGTAACACAAGATGAATATGAGAATCGTTGGAATGCAATTTTCCAACGAGACGATGTTGTGAGTAAGTCAGAAGCGAAAAGAATAGCCACTATGGAAATGGCTAATGAAGAAGTAGAAGATAAAGATTAATATCTCTCTGGTGTAATGGCAGCACGATGGTCTCCAAAACCATTAGTCGGGGTTCGAGTCCCTGGAGGGGTGCCAGTAAAGTCCACTGAATATAAAGAGGTGGCAGATTAATCACCGAAAGGTTTGATTAGCGCAGGTGGAAACCCTGCACCAATGCGGGGTTAGTTTAATGGTAAAACTGTAGATTTCCAATCTTCCGTTGAGAGTTCGATTCTCTCACTCCGCTCCAATTATGTGTGTTTAGATATTAGTATATTAAACATGATAGTGACCAATGGAATTATGATCATTAGAGAAGCCATGATCCAAAGAGTAGCCATCAGCACTTGTGCTTTTAGTTCTCTGTCTTTTTGTTTTTGTTTTTCTATTCTGGCATCATTTGCAGTTCGTTCGTCAAGCATTCGTTTTCGTTCAGCCATCATCTCTTGCCAAACTGGAGCATTACCTGACCAAACCAAAATGTCTTTGAGTTCTCTTTCATAGTCCCGCAATGCTTTTGATGCCATTGCCAACTGTAATGCCTGAGCACCGATTTGTGCATCGCTTAATCGGATGCTCTGAACCTTTAATGTGATGCTTGCTCTATGAACTTCGTCAGCGTGATGATAAAATTGACTAAACTCGCCAATAAGACTATTGATGTCTTTACCAAGTGCGACTGCCTTTTTGATACCTGCGACTGCTCCTTGAGCCAGTGCGAATGCTGTAAATGGATCAATCATGTTCTAAATACAAATGGTTTATCTTTTAATTCCCACTGTAAACAGGTAACATTACCATCAACGGCAGATGAAACCCATTTCCATCGAATACAAACATATTCTTTGTTTTTATCCAGTGGAGGTGGTGGTGGAGCAATAACCAAGAGAATGGACATTGCACAAGAAGAGAATTTAATCATTAGGTATTTATAAGGAAGCGTTATGCGTAAAGACATCAACATTGATGAAGTAAAAGATTTCATCTTGGCACAGACTCCCGAATCAAAGATCTATATTGGTGGAGATTCTGAACGATTTAATATCGGTGATGAATTCTATGCTGATTATATCTTAGTGATTGTTGTTCATATCAACGGTAATAATGGTTGTAAAATCTTCGGTGAAGTGTCTCGTGAAAGATGCTACGACCAGAAAAAAGATAAACCAAGAATGCGATTAATGAATGAAGTATACAAGATTGCAGACTTATACCTTAAACTGCATGATGTTCTGGAGGACAGAGAAGTCCAAGTGCATCTGGACATCAATCCAGACGAAATGCATGGATCATCTTGCGTAATCAACGAAGCAGTTGGTTACATTAAGGGTATGTGCAATGTTGTACCATTTGTTAAACCAAATGCGTTTGCTGCAAGTTATGCAGCAGATAGATACAAGTCATACATGCGTGCTGCTTGACATGCAATGAATATTGATGTATAATAATGTTATTGAATTGAATTAAAGGAGTTAAATATGCAAACAATTAATCTACGCAAAGCCAATGCGTTGCAAAGCGAGATCCGTAAAGCGATCTCTAGTTCTGGTGTTAGCGATACTGCTACCATCACTGAGTACAGCAAAGACATTGCTGGTGGTCTTGAGAAAGCAATGGCAGATTATGCCAGCGATGTCATGCGCAAGTTGGCATTGAACACTGCGTTGTTTAACATTCGTAAGAGTGTTGCTCAAGCAAATGCGAGTAATGGTATTAGCGATATCCTTACAGATGTTGAGTTGATCGATGCCAAAATGGCAGTATACAGCGCAGTTGCTACCAAAGCAGTCGCTAAGACTCTAGACGAGATTAATGCTCGTGTTGAGAAGTTGAAGGCAACACCAACTGATGCTTCTCGTGCATCTGCCATCTATGGTGATCGTTACAGCACTGTGGAAACATCTGTTGTTGAGCAAAGCACTATTGATGGTGCCAAGCTAAATGTCAAACAATTGAAGCGTGAAAAACAAACTCTTCAAGATAAGTTGTTGGCTCTAAATGTCAACACAGTAATTGATATCGATACTGTTGATGAGATGGTATTGAAGGTAGAAGGAATTCTTTAAAGTTTAGAGGAACAGTGCGAATAAGAGAGCAGATGGATAGTTGCAAAAACTAATATCCTACAAAGATATTGGCTTGGTCTTGAAAACCAAATCCGAACCATCTGTCCGACCCTTGTTTTTGCTCCACGATTACACTAGACTGTTATAGTCGCTGCTTGTTGCTTCGTGGTTTTATAACTTTTGTGGACTGTTTATTGAATGTTGTTGCTTGCATATTGCATAGCGACTATTCGCTTGAATTGACTCATTGTTCCTCACCTTATAAGTAGTAATACGCAGGATTAATTCAGTGGTAGAATGTTTCGTTGCCAACGAAAATGTCATCGGTTCGAACCCGATATCCTGCTCCAACATGGAGATATTATGACAGAAGAAATTACACTAGCACCACTATCCTTTAAAGAGCAGTGGGAACAGAAGAAAATACTGAAGAGAGCCAGAAAGAAAGCCAAGCATACTCTGCAAAGCAAAGGACTGGGTCGCAGAGAAGCAGGTAAGGCAGTCAACAAAGCTGTTAATAATCTGGCACAGAAGCCCATGAAGAAATCTGCTGGTCGAGGCAGATAAGAACCAATCCCACTCTTGTGGGATTTTTCACATTAAGGATTTATTATGTTTGAATGTATCATAGCAGGTGATTCAATTGGAGTGGGAATCGCCAATGTAAGAAAAGAGTGTGTCGCCTATGTTAAGGGTGGAATCAACTCTAAGCAGTGGCTCGATAAGAATATCAAGAACACACCGATGATTGCAAACCATGTAATTATCTCGCTTGGATCGAATGATGCATTCGTCAAGGACACTGAAGCAGAACTCAGAGTGATTCGTAAACTAACCAAAGCAGATCGAGTGTACTGGATTATGCCATCAGATAAGTTTCCAAAGGCACAATCAGCAGTGTGGCATGTGGCAAACGAGAACAATGATATTATTCTAAGAACAGATCGTATGCAGAAAGATAATGTGCATCCATCATGGGCAGGATATAAAGAATTAGGAGAGCAAGCCAGATGAATATTAAAGACTATCAAATGGAACCAAAGAAGCCACTAACCTTTGAAGAGTGGAAGGGTAATATTGCTCCACAATACACTGGAGATAAACTCAAAGCATTCGATCGTCTGCATGGAGTAGACTACGAAAAAGAATTCAATGCCATGCTTAAATCAGAGTATGCAGAGTACCTGTCAAATCTAAATGGAGACTGGTTACTGAAATGACTACCTTTACTAGCGAGGACAGAGAAAACTCTGAGCCAAAACTGATTCGCTATAGAGATGCAGGAATGGCGACTTATACATACTTCTGGACTATCAATGGTCGAGTAGTATCACCCTATTTTGACCACGAAACCGAAGCAAAGGAATGGAAATATGAAGACAATTCAACAACAGGAAACTGAAGCCATCTTATCAATGGTAGAGAATATGAAGATGCTGGAGCAACAACTCGCAGATGCCAAGAAAAGAATTACCGAACTGGAGACAGTAATCGTAAATCAACGAGCAGTGATTAAAGAGTTGCAGTAATGGCTATCGTAGGAAGAACACCAAACTCCGTGCTCGCTGATTATAATTTTGGAACAGATGCATTGACCTTTAACACTTATGATTATCCCATCGGTGGAAAGATGGTAGTGGGCAAAGCACAAATGACTGAAGAATTTAAAGTGATGATGGACGATGGAGATCTCACTGCTATCTCGCATGTGAAAGAAAAACTAACCAGAGATCTAGTCCACCATATGCTAGAGAACAAACTGGTTGAATTCACTAGCTGGGACGATCCAATACTCGGTAAAAAACATGTTGCAATCCGAGCATATCTGGCTCCAAATGACCAAGTAAAAATCCTTAGACTATCAAAACAATTATGAACGAAGTACACCTACATAAAGACGACCTCATTGCAATCCTAGAGTTTGCCAACAAATATCCCGATTCGGACTATGTCACAGTCTCCTGTGATTCTTCTTCGGGGATCGGAATTTTAGTTTCAGCATCACTAAGAGCCATCGTCAATGAAGATCCAGTAATTATTACAAAGCAGATCGTGGATGAATCATCATGGTAAAGCCGAATGAACAGTCTATTGCTAATATTCTCGAGGGAGAGAAAATTACCACAGACGATACAACCGAGTACCAAGAATCCACTCTGGAGAAACAAGCTGAATTCGATAAGAAACGAAACTACGAGTGGGATGAGTGGAAAGCGATAGATGAATGAAAACCCTAGTAATTGCAGGTACACAACACGAAGCAAACTACTGGATAATCCAAGATCTCGGTAAGAAATACCCATTCAATCTCTCACTATCAATGTCAGATTACATTATCGTCCATAGCCCAGATCAGCTACGAGGTAGACGAGATCCAAAGGGTATATTCATAGGTACATGGAGAAATCGCAAGGATATATTCGAAATACTGAATATGCTACTAGTGAATATGACGATACCAAGCAAGCATAAGATTATCCAAGATCTCCTAGTACAACATATTATAGAGACAACAAAATGAAGTTCAGCTGCACAAAACGATCTCCAATAGATTATATCCACTGGTATAAGTGGTTTGCATGGTATCCTGTAAGAGTGGGAGATAATGACTGTCGCTGGCTGGAATTCGTATGTAGAAGAGCCATTCCAAAAACCTATGTGAATCACGATGATTGGCAACCATATGAATACAGAGAATATTAAATCGTGTCACTGCCATACCTGCAGACCAATAGACGCTACAGATCCAGAATCCGTCTATATGAGGCTATGTCCGCTATGTGGGAACAAACGATGCCCCAAAGCAACTAATCATAACAATGAATGCACCAACTCCAATGAACCGAATCAGAAAGGAAGCATCTATGGTGGACTCTAATGGTAAAAGGGGAGAATACAAAGAAGGTGATCGAGTGTTCGTAATACCCTTAAAAATGGAAGCCACTGTAATCCGCCAGATATTGCATCATGATGGGGATGAAACATTCTGGGGTAATCTGGAATTACTCTATGATGATGGTGTGAAGGGAACAAGCAATAGCTGGCAGTGTTCAAAGGTAGTGAAATGAAGATAACAAGAGAAATGCCTAGAGAGAATACTGAACGAACACGAAGAGTATTTGCTCTATTACCTCACTGGTTCAATCATGGCAGTCTAAATGAACCACTAAAAACAATGGTCTGGTTCGACTATTACCTAGTGGACGAAAGGTATAGTTATGGAGAGTGGACATTTATAAGAAGGAAACTCGAGGAATAATGCATGGTGGACAGACTCGAGGAAAAACAGGGGTTGCAGTGAATACAAAGGCGAGTGATGGGATATAAATCAAAAACATGCCCTAAGTGTAACGCTGTGCACAACAAGCGTGGTGAGTTCTGCAGTCGCTCGTGTGGCAATACTCGGAAGCATAAGCCTGAGACCAAAGAGAAAATCGGTAAGGCTAAGTCGGCATGGCTCACTAGTGGTACTGATGAAGCAGAAGCACAGGTGCATTCCTTCACTAGTCTCGGTGCTAATCAGACTCCAGATCCAGTGGCACCTATTAGGGATAATATGGGCAGTGGTCGCTTTGTTCAGGATGGCGACCTGTGGGAAGAAGTCTAGTCTGCAACTTGCAATTTATATTTGATTATTACTTGACTTTGGTGTAGAATCACTATGTTAGGGTTGATCGAGAACAGAGAAGGCAACGACTGTAATGGTGTTGCCTTTAATTCCATTCTACGGTAAGATTATCCCTTTTGGAGTGATTATGTATACAGTGACGGACAAAGACGGTAATACTTTCGTTTTCGAGACTTTTGACGAAATCGCCGAATTTTGGGGTGAGGTAGTGTGGGCTGACGGAGCAATGGATGCTTACTTAAGTATTCGCTTCACTAATCCCGCCAACGACTGAGGGGAATATAACCCTACTAATAATAGGGTTATTTTAATTAGTGGTTGTCGTTAATTCCGTATTATAATAAGATTCGTTATAGTTTGAGAGAGAAGAGAAATGACTGAATACACGACATACGAGCAGGGAATGGAAGACGCTAGGAATGATCTGGCTGAGGGTTGGATCTGTCTCGAGGACATCGCTCGCACCACTCCCGAGAAGCTGGCGCAGGAATTGATCGTGAATGTGGGTGCGAAACCCGACTATATTCGTGGTTTTCTGGACGGAATAACCCTCTAATCTGTAGGGTTATTCCAGAAAGTTGTTGTCGTTAATTCCGATTTAGGGGATAATTCTCTTATTGAATCGAGAAAAGGACTTAATTATGACTACAGCAGCTATCACCTTCGACGGAACCAACTACATCGCTAAGATCGGTTCTAAGACTATCAAATCTTACTCCAAGAAATATGTGGAGCGCAAGGTGCAAGCAATGGTCGGTGACATGGACAAACATATCGCTGCTGTTGCTGAAAAACAATCCAAATACGACATTAACACTCGTTTCGGTTTCGTTGAGAAATTGGTGACGATGGTTGCAAC